GGGTCAGCGGCGGCGGGTAATTAGGGAGCAGGCTCAACAAGGAGGTGTCTGCTCTGACGGATTTACGTTTCAGCCCGATTTAGTATCAGTCAAAACATATTTTCAAAAATGTTGCGGGGCCGGGAGTCGAACCCGGAACTCAAGGGTATGGGCCTTGCAAGATACCTTTTCTCCACCCCGCGAAATTGTCATCCCTGCTTGAGCAGTCCGGTCACCAGAGTCGCGGCCTCGCGGTCGCCCTCCATGTACCGCTTGTGCCAGCTATTGTCGGGATTACTCATGATGTCCTTGGCGCGAGCTTGGCCGGTCATAAACTCTGAGCCACTCATCGAGCGCCCGACTTTGTCCTCGCTCATCATTTGAGCCATGCGGACGAAGCCACGCACGACTTCGGGGTCTGCGAACCCCTGCGAGTTTGCATTCACGCCCGCGAGCTTCGCGGCCTGCTTAGCGAGTCCGATGTTCTTGTCAAACTCCCCTCCCCACTCTTTCTTGAGGGTGTTGACTGCCTCGACATGCTGCTTCTCAATCTGCGCCTGCATGCCCTGCATTTTGAAATGCTCCATCTTTGCGTGTTCGGTCACGAGCGCCTTCATCGCGGAGGGCGGGATGTTGTGCTTGTGGGCGATCTCAGCGTAGTTTTTGACATTGTTGTCATCCCACGTCATGCCCTCTGGGAGCGCATCGGGAGCGAACTTGTACTCGTCAATCGTATCGGGAACTCCGAGTGAACGACGAAATGCGGCGACCTCTTCGGGTGAGGATTTCTCATTCGGTACGCCAAGCTTTTTTCCAATCAGCGCATTCGCATTCGCGAGCGCCTTGGCCATGTCGGGAACGCTCTTGTATTTACTGAGCGTGTCCTTGTAGGCGGCAGAATCCTCCGGGAGGTTATTCGTCCAACCATCGGCAAATGTGCCGTCCGGGTTGACGTAGCCTGTGTGTTGCGTTGCGGTTGGTGTCTCCGTTGCGGCTGGCGCATCGGCGTTGGTGGCGGCTCCTGTGTCGAGCAAACTCTGCTCGGAGGAGGTGTCGGTGGTGTCTTCCATAAATGGTATCAGTCAAAACATCCCTACTTTTCGGGGTGGTAGCCGAGATGGGTCTCGCGACCGGCGTAGGTCTTTTGGAATTCCTCTGGGGCGTAGTCGCGAAGCCATTCGACAAGCTCGATGGTCTTGTCTCCGAGCATGGGGTCCATTTCGGGGCGGGGTGGGATGTCGGTGTTTTTCTTGCTCATTTTTTGATGACTTTGCGTTTGGGTGTTTCGATGTCGCCATCGGCAATCACAGGGCGGCGAAGCATCGTCTCGATGTGTATGAGAACGCCCCGCTGGCCATCGCGGAGTGCGGCGACCACTGGGTTGAAATCGTAGCCGGGGAGAAAGACCTGCGAGTCGGTGGCAAACTGCTGCTTGATGTCAGCGATAATGAGTTCGCCATCCTTCGTATTGAATACACGGTGGTAGGCATTGGTGAGGCGCTGGCGCTCACGCTCACGCTTGAGGGCGGCAGATTTGTCTTCGGGAGCCATCATGCCATACCGGGGAGCATTTGAGCGATGGCTGAGTCTTGCTTCACGCCACCGACCTTGCCGATGGCTGCGGCTTGACGTTCCATCTGCTCGGCCTGCGCTTGTGCCTGTGCGGCCTGCGCTCGTTGTGCGCGGGTCTGTGCGACCATTTCCTCATCCATGAGCCAGCGGGCTGGCAGGCCATCGTTTCTGGCCATGTCACGGGTGATCTCGTCGAAGTCAAAGTTGTCCAGCATCTCCGGGCGAAGATTGGCAAAGGGCAGAAGCATCTCGCTGGTGCGAATGAAGGCGGCGTTTTCCAGCGATTTGATCGCCAGCGCGATCCGCGAGTTGTAGGCGACCTCTGGGTCTGGGACCATGCCGGTCATCTGGAAAGCCTCTGGAGGAGGCGGGAACTTGCCAGCACGCGCAAGGATCGCGAAGACCCGGCGAAGGAGCGGATTGAATAGCTCGGTCGTCAGACGGGCAAAGGTCGGAGAAAATTGGATGAGCTTTTCGCTCGCACGCTCGGCGACTTCGCGAGCGGTCATCTGCTTTTGGAGTTGAGCGAACATTTGGAAGAGGTCCACATGGAACGCTTCGTTGATCGCCTTGCGTTTTCCTTCAGCCCGCTCGACGCCGATGTCGTAGCGCCCGCCTGTTCCCCATTCCTTCGGGGTGGCCTGCGGGTTGTTCGGATCGAAATACGTCACGCCTCCCGCACGCAGGTCGATGTCGCCATCGAACCCAGCAGGGATGAGGATGCGCGGGAAGGCGTGAATCTCTGCCAGAGAATCGAGTTGCTTCTCAAGGAAGTTGAGTTGCTTGCATTCGGGAAGCGCCGTCCAGCTTGGGCTATAGCCGTAGCACTCGCTGTTTTTCCACTTGAGGTAGCGGGTGACAAAGAACGGTTGCTCATCAAATCCCGATTTGAGGAAAACGTGCTTGGTCGCCTTCTCCACATAGACACTAGCGTAGGGCTTGTTGGCCCCGTCACGCTTGCCATCCTCGATCTCGCCCGGTCCGCGAGGAGATATGAGATGGATGCAGGTAAATTTCTTGTTGGAGTTGGGGCGCTCTAAATCCTTCCGCATCGCCTCGGTGAGCGCCTCGATGCCGAACTTGAGTGCGGCCTGCCGAGCCGTGATCTCGTACTCGCGGGAGAGTGTATCGACGTAGCCCTCGTCATCTTCAGAGATCGCAAACGATCCCATGTCGAGCTTGGTGAAGTTGAGTGAGTTGTTCTTACCTCCCTCGACAAGAATCGCAGCGGTCCCGAAGCACCCTCGGTCCAGATAGAGTTCGTGGATTTCCGTGTAGAAATTGGATCGGCTCAGTTCGGCCTGCATGACCTCGGTACAACGCTTGAACCACTGCTCGACCTCGTCCTCAGACTCCATCGACTTCGGAGGTTCTAGGCTGAACCACCGGCTTTCGAGCGGCGTCATCCAACTCAGTTGGCCATTGGCCAAGATCATGTTTGCCCGCACCGCAGTCGCGTCGAATAACTGCGACTCATCTTCCGTGGTGGGCGATGTGTTTTGCGTGAACATGCCCGCCTTGCGAGGCATCACATACTTGGCGATGTCCTCCCAGAGTGACTCCCAAGTCGCACGCGCATGGACCAACTCAGCGTGCCGCTGAATGACCCTGTCTGCGAGTTCGGGATTGTTGCCGTTCATCGGGTATCAGTCAAAACTAACCGAGAGTGGACTGCTTGCTGGAATCATAACCCATCTGGTTGCTCTCCCCGGCAATGATGCTTCGGCGCATGCCTTTCCTGCGCTGCGCGGCGGGCAGTTGGTCATCGGGGGCGTTCTGATCCACGCGAGCGCCGGGGGCGGCTTTATTGGCCTCCATGTTGGCCATGGCGAGTTCCTGCTGGCGCTTCTGCTCTGTTGCCTGCTCGGCCTGCACACGCATCTGCTCCTTCATCATCGCGGCCTGCTCCTCTGCGCGTTTCTCGGCAGCGGCCGTTTGCGCTGCGGCTGCGGCTTTTTCTGAACTGCTTGGACCCTTTGAACCTCCACCTCCGAACCAAGCTAGGACGGGAGAGAGGATGGGGTTGAGTTGGTGGTCAATGAGTCGCATCGTGGTTTTATTTTCGAGGTTTCGTAGATTCGGAGCGGTCGATTCCGACGACTCCATGCGACTAAAGGAAGGGTGTAAGGAGCGAAATGGCAAGGATTATTTTGACTGATACCACAATATATTGTGATCAGCCAGCAGTTCTGACACAACCTGTGGTATGTGTAGGCGGCATCGCGCCAGCGTTCCTGCGGGTCGTGGATGTCAACCGGGCGGGCGAGCATGAAGAAGTCCTCGGTGTTGATGACGACCCCATTCCAAGCGGTCAATTCGACTTCCTCCGAGAAGGATCGCGGCTGCGGGTAGCGCCGGTAGAGATCGAGGATTTGGAGTTCCAGTTCGCGCTTCACCGGCGCACCTTTCCGAATCCACCCCCACGGAACCCGGCCACCACTCTGGACGCCTCACCCCGCTCGGCCTTCCGAGGGATCGCGGATCGGTCGAGCACCATCCCACGCTTAATGGCTTGGTGGGAAAGACTGAACGCATCAGCGTAATGGCTGCTCCAGTCATGCACCGGCACATCCTTGATCGTGACGCCATCACGCTCCTCCTTGGCGTGATAGGCATCGAGCGCCTCTAGTCCATCGGCACATCCAGACTCATTGATTGAGATGCGAGGGAACGCATCGTTGCCAAGGTTGATGCCATCCCACACGCTGTTCTGTCGCGGCACAGGGCAGACGCCGGTCAACCCGCTGCGACCGAGCGCCTCCTGCCAGAGTCCTCCGACTTCCGCTGCGGCGTCATGCGGTATGAAGTGACCACCGTAGCCGTACTGGCGATCCTTGAGCCTCGCAGCCCAGTCTGCGGGCGTAGCGCACTCATCGCTACCAGAGAGCGCCTCGATGTAATTGATGCGGTCACCGACCATCTGCCATATCCACACCTTCTGGTTGAGCGGAGCGCCAACATCCCATGAGGTGTAGACCGGCAGTTCTTTGAACCAGAGGATGTCATTGGTCACCCGCTTCTCAGCGCGGGCCTTTTCAAGTGACCGCACATAGATCGCCCCCGGACGTCCCACGTTGAAACTGCACTCGTATTCTTGCTGGTAGGCATTTTCTGTCGTGCCTTTTCTGATGTCATCGAGTTCGGCGGCAGGAATGATCCCCGACTCGCTGGCTCGTTGCATGAGGGAGAACCACTCGCTGTCCGCGCAGGCGCGATTCCATTGCTTCCAGAAGAGATTCCTGCCCTTCGGCGTGCCGACCCATGTCGCCCATCCATTGTAGTCGGTTAAGGTTGGCCGGATGACATTGTCCCATGCTGCTGGATCGAGATCAGCCGCCTCGTCCATCACAACGCCATCGAGGTAAATTCCGCGCAGGCGCTCGAAAGCTTCGCCGGAGTAGAGTCGGATGGTCGCGCCATTGTGGAAGGTGATCGCCAGATCGGCCTTGTTGATGACCACGCCTGGTATCTGCGAGGTGAACTGGACGAGGTATTTCCACGCGATGTCCTTCGCCTGCTCACGGGTCGGAGCGACATAGGCATAGCGAAGAGGTGGCCCGCTGCGCTTATGCTGGAGCGCCTTCACGATGAGGTCTTGGATGCACACGAAACTCTTCCCAGCGCGGCGATGCAGGACCATCACGGCCCAGCGTTGCGTGCGGTGCAGGTAGCTCGCGAGTTGCGGTCGCGGCACAATGGCGATGTTAATTTTGGCCACCGATGGTGAGGTTGATTTCCAACGCACCGACGATGTCGAGCTTCTCCGGCTCATTCCATCCCATCGCCTTCGCCAGCATCTCGCCGTATTTCGCGCACGTTGAGGATTCTGGCGGCATTTCCATGAACCGCTCGCGGAGTGTTTCGAGGTAGGTCTCTCGCTTGTAGGTCATCTTGGATTCCACCTTGGAGCGGAGTTCTTCCACTCTCTTAGTGATATCAACATTTTTCAACAATCGCTCACCTCCCTGTCCTGCTCCATTTTCGGAGTAACCGGCTTTGAGATAGGCTTGCGTGATCGACATGCCGCTCGCATAGGCTTGGCAGAACGCTTCTTGTTTGGGGTTTATCTTCATAAGTGTTCGGTATCAGTCGAAACTTGTCTTGACAAGAATGTTGTTCCCCCTTTTATAATCCCCACAGCTTCGCGTATTTCAATGGTCGTCATTTCTTGCGCTTTCGTTTTGCACTTGGCTTGGCGGAACGTGATTTCGATGGTTTCCGGGTCGTCGTCTTCGATGAGGTGAGCGTAGCGGAGTTGGTCGATGAGAGGCTTACAACCGCCCGCATAATTATCGGCATCGAGGAGTCGGCAGGCATGGCGCGTAATGATGAGAGTAGTGCGAGGCGTGCGCGTTTTTTCTCCTTTTGGAGGAGGGTCCAGTGCTGGCCGAGCAGGCGGTTGAGGCTTGGGGTTGTGTATCCCGGCAGTTGTAGAGTGAGAGTAGCTTCCATCTGGGTTGGGTTTGTAGCCGAGCTTTTCGAGTTGGTCATGGGTCCAGTTCACTGCGCCTCCTTTTTCAGCAGATCGAGGATGCCTTTGAGCAACTTCACTTCCTCCCTAGCTTCGTTGCGCTCGCGCTCAAGCTGTCTTGCGTGTTTCCATATAACCGGATGAGAGAACTTTGCGGCACTTCCAAGTTCATTTTCGAGATGATCTGTTTCTGGTGTCTTCATAATTTAAAATAAAAATTCTTGGCGGCGACGAGCAGCTTCGATTTTGCGGCGTTCCGGCGTGGCTTGCCAAAATCGTTTGCAGGCGGCGTCAATGTCGCCCTCCAGTTTCGCCCACCACCTGTCCGCCCGGTCGGAGCCGCAGGATTCTGTCCCTGCGGCCCCTTGGCAGACGATCTCCCGATTAGAACGAGATTTCTTCTTCATTGCGGGCAATTTTGAGGCGTTCGTTAAGGGTGGCGATGCGGGATTGATCGAGGGGTTCCGCAGCACCTTCCAGCGGGTTGATCCACTTGATCTTGAATCTGGCCTCGCCGTTGTATTCCTCGGCCTCCACCGTGATTTTGCACCTCTGGTTGAGGAACGGCGATTTGCCAGAGGAGAGTGAGGCGATGTCCCACTCGCGGCCAAAAGCCTCGTCAAGGGTCTTCGCCGTCCGTGTTGCCGCCTTCTCCGAGAGCCATCCCTGCCAGACGATTTCGCGTCCATGCTGGTCGCTCGCCGGATCGTCAATGAGGAGCGGGAGACGGATGAAATCCGTGCCGGTCTTCGTCTTGCCAAGCCATCCGTTGCCGGGTTGCTTCACCTTGGCAATGAATTTGCCTGCCGAGGTGACGTATTTGGTTTGTTCTGCGAGTTCGTGTGTTGTCATTTTGTTTGGTTGTTTATGTTGGGGAGATTGGTATCAGTCAAAACTTTGTTAATTATAGGGAGAATTGCAGTTGAGGACGGCGATCTCCTCCGGTTGATTGTTCTAAATAGCGATGGAGTTCCTCTAACCGTTCCTCTCCTCCGCGCATCCACCCCGTGCCATCGCAAGACTCCACCCCAGCTTCATGGCAAATCCAAAGTAAACGCTCGGAATTAACACGCCCCACATGGACGCGAGGAAAGTTGTTTGCCCAAGTGTGTAGGTGCTTCCACTTCCACTCGGTTGTGCCTCCTACAAAAATTACATCCGCTTCGTCCGGCACATCGTTTGGGGTCATTCCATCCTGCACGGCAAACGCAAAACATACCCCGCGCAGTCGATCTCGTAGTTGAGGCATCCATTCATGCCAGCGGATGATCGTTGACTCCCTGTCTGCTACCACATCGGGAACCACCACCCAGCTCGGCTTGTGTGCAGATTTTGATTTCTCAATCAATTTGAGAAAAGCCTCTGCATCCCACTCCCGATCATTTGCCCATGCCCCGTAGGCTCCATTGTCGAGAGCGTATGGCATCCAAGATGGAGGTTGCCGCCAACCATCTGGAGATAGCAGCCAGCCGATTCGGTTTAAAAACTTACCGGCAAGGTATCCTATCTGGATTCCAGAATTATTGGACGGCATCACGATCATTCCACTCCCTCCCGCACAATGTTTGTGAACTCCGATAACCGCCGGAGGATCGGCTCGCCCCTGTCGGGCGAGAGCATTTTTCTGAGGTCACCCTTGGCGGCATTCGCCGTCCAGATGATGGGCAGTTCGTGAGAGGATCGGTGTTCTAGCAGGTCGAAGAGTTCCAACTCGCTGCGCTCGGTCATCTTCTGCTTTCCGAGATCATCGAGCAACAGCACCTTGGTGCGGCGGCAGCGGGTCAGCGTGTCCTCCGCCAGCGCCTTAGCCTGGTTGTCATCATGCCACTGGTCCGCGCAGGCTTTAGCGAAGGCAGTCGAGGTTATCCCGAAGACGCGAAGCCCGCTGAAGTGCAGACGCTTGAGCAGTATCCATGCCGCTCTGGTCTTACCGCAGCCCGCAGGGCCGATGAGTCCCATTCCAACTGGATTATACTGCCATGCCTCGCATTCGCGCAGGAAGGTGCTTGGAATGCGTCCGAGGTCGCTTTGGCGGTAGAGTGGTGGACAGAGGGCATGGAACGCCTCCTGCCGCCTCCCCTGCTCCGCTGCGGCCTGCTCCGCTCGGAGCTTCTCGGAATGCCGAGCGAGGCAATCCTCGCACAGCACCCGGAGGTTTGGGAAGTACCTCGATACGTTCTCGTCGGGTAGCGGGACCGACTCGAAACATTCCTCGCTCGCACAGGGTTGGTAGGTGGTCACCATTGCTCTACCTCCTCGACCTTGGCTGGGGCCAATGCCGGTTCGACCTTGTTGAGCCAGCCGATGACAAACATCCGGGTCTTCTTGCGTCCGGGGCGAGCGAGAAGCCATGCATCCATCTTGCGGCTTTCCGCCTCGACATCGATGTTCGGGTAGTGCCGCTTCATCTCAGTCCAGAACTCCTCATCGAGAAGATAGGTTTTTTTCGGAGCGCCTACTTCTACTTTAGTAGAAGTATTAGAAGATGAAGATGAAGAAGAAGAAGAAGAGCTATTTTTAGCCATTGGCTGATTGATGGCTGAGCTAATAGCTGAGCCATTGGCTGAGCTATGCCCATTTACAGCACCTGTATTCTCTCTCATTCCGCTTTCCCATCGCAGTTTAGCTCCACGCTTTCCGCTCACCGATCTCTCTTCGCGGTATTGATCCTGCTTCAATTTTTCCTCCACCAAGCGTTGATGAATAAGTTTCGAGGAATCGCTTGGGTGCGGTTGGAATAGCTGAAGGCATGGCTCAACGATGGCTAAGTCATGGCAACCGCATAGCTGAGCTATGGCTGAGCTATCAGCGGGAATCCACTCCTCTCGCCAGCAGTAGCAGAGAAGTTCCATGTAAAGCCCCCGCGATGCCCAAGGCAGCATGCGGATTCGCATATCAGCCAGCCAGTCGCCGGGGTAGAATTGAAACGCAGGGCGCTTAGTCATTTTCCACCTCCAAGAATTCGCCATGCGAGTGCTGCCACTGCTGGAACTTGTGAATTCCCAATGGAACGAGATCGGTCCACCCAAGTGGAAATATCATGTGATGTTCCAACCATGTTAGGCTCATTTGCTTGCCAGCCAGATGCCCATACATTTCTGGATTCGTAGCTGGCAACTCGTCCAAATTGCCCATCGGCTTGGAACGGTTCCACCACTTCCGATACTTCCACATCCTTGCCAAAGGAGTTCCCAACAATCCAAAGCCTCTCCCTTTTATGCCTTGCTCCAATATGGTTTGCGCCCAACACTCCCCACCTCGCATCATACCCCAGTTGGGAAAGGTCTCCAAGGACTCGCCCAAGTCCTCGAAGAGCAAGCATTGAGCTGTTCTCCATGAACGCGAATTTGGGTCGTATTTCGCCAATGATTCGGGCCATTTCTGACCAGAGTCCGCTTCGCTCGCCTTCAATTCCAGCCCCCCCCCCAGCAATTGAGATGTCTTGGCACGGGAATCCTCCGCAGACGACATCGACTTTTCCCCTCCACGGAGTTCCGTCGAAGGTGGTGACATCATTCCAGATTGGAAACTTTGGCAGGATTCCGTCCCGCTGCCTTTGCAGCAGGACTTTCCGGCAATAAGGTTCAATCTCGACAGCACACACTGGGGTATGTCCAAGAAGGATGCCGCCGAGGATTCCTCCCCCTGCTCCTGCAAATAAGTGTAGCTCATTCACATGCCCCCCCTGCCAGCGAATACTCCGCGACCCGCTTTCCCGTAGGTGTCACAACTTTCTTCTCGGTTATCGGCCATCCCGCCTTGCGAAGCTCGCAGACGCGAGCCGCCAGCCGGAAGCAACCGAAGAGGTTCAGCGCATCAATCGCCGTCACCCGGTGACCGCCGCGCAGGTAGCCCAGTATCGCGTTCGCCTGCGTAGGGCGGGAGTGACCGAATTCTAGTTCTGGCTGGGTCATATTACGCCTCCAACTCTTTTCTCAGCACGTTTTGGCGAGTATCCTACCGCCACCAGAGCATCCACGATTTCCTCGTTCGTCGGGGTGCTGCCGCCGTAATCGCGGACATCGCGATTGAAGACCCCGAACCCACGCTTGATCGCTTCCGACATGGTATGGAGCGACACGAAATCCCACCACACAATCCGCTTAGCCGCCGACTGCACATGCTCTGGGACGACTGCAAAGGCCTCCACCCACGCCTGCCCATCGCGACCACGCAACTCCTTTTCTTCTGGCCAGAGTGATCTCATTTGAGCGCCCTCGCTTTCTTGTCCTCGACCAATTTTACGATGTCGGCCTTGCGTTGGGCATGTTGTTCCTGCACAGGCAAGCGCATCTTCTCATGCCACTCGCGGTACGCCTTGCCACCCATGTCGCCGCCCATCGCGGTCACAAGGTCATCGAGTCCGCTCTTGCCTGCCACCGCTGCCGAGACGATTGCGATCCTGTCGAAGTACTCGCTACCACTCTGGTGCTGTAGCTTCCATCCGGGTAGCGACCCGCCATCGAGCAAGAGTTGCTTTGCCGCATCGCGCAGAGGCTTGAGAAACTCCTTCTCAAATATCGATGACGCCTTGAGTACCTTCGCCAAGCGAGTTGGATCGGCGAGGACGTTCTGCCGCACCTCGGCCAATGAGACCTCCGACTCCACTGCCGCCAGAGTCTGAACCACCGGTTCGACGACCTGTTGGCATCGGTCTTTCTTCACACACCATGAGCAGTACTCATTCGCGCAGGGTTGCTTGTTTGGATCGTTCACCGTCTGAACTATTCCGTTCACCCAAGCATCCGCCTCCTCGTAGGTGTAGGTGTAGTGGACCACCTCTTGCTGGTCGCAAAAGAGCAGCACGCATTCCCATTTGTCGGTGAACGTGCGAGCCATGTTGCCGAGGGCGTATGCCGCCTGCTGCTTATGATAACTGCGTGGTTGGCCCGACTTTAAATCCATGCTCAAACCGAGCGCCTCGACCCGCGCATCCTCGGTTCCCACATGGGAGAGGTGCGGGGTCACAACTTTGAGTTGCGACTCATCGCTGATGATTGGATGACCCTGCGCCAAATCCTTGGCAGTCGTGACCGCCCACATGACCGAGTCCTGCTCCAAGTCGGAGAGCGCCAAAAATGGCTGGCGCTCGCCCATGAGAAGACCCCGGAAGGCCAAATCCATCCGAGTCCCACGCTCTGCCGCTGGGCCAGAGACGGGGTTGGATTCAAAGCACGGACAGAGGTCGAGCTTGTCGAGAGCAGAGTGTCTGATGGCGCTCATTATGCGACCTCCTTGAGAACGGCTGCGAGGAAGCGTGGCGTGTTAGACAGCACCCTGTTGCGGTAGCCCTCGTCCGTCATGTCACGGAATGTCTGCCCCTCGGCGATCTGCCCCTTGGCCAGCAGGAACGCATTCACCTTCGCCTCATGCTCGAAAATGCCCTTCTCCAAGTCGTCTGCCCATGAGGTATCAATTGATACCACCTCGGCCTCAATGACAGGTGTCGCAGGAACTGCAACAGGCTCGACTACCACCACCGGCGCTTCGATGACCTGCTCGATCACCACCGGCTCGGCCTTCACTGAGCGTGGCGCTGTTCTAGGCGCATCAAACTCGCCAACCTCCTCCGGGGTGTACATTCCTTGAAGCACGCCGGGGTAAACCGCACGCACGGCCTCGCTGATCACCCTCGCCCGCAGCATCTGCCGAGGAAACTTTTTGTAGTTGTCCTTGCCAGTCAACCCGGCCTCCTTGGCTCGTTGCATGTCCCAATCCACCGTCAATGAGCCGCCTTGGGGGTGAATGAATGTCGCGCTCACTTTTTCATTGGTGTGCGTGTGCCACTCCACCTTCCCTCCCGCTTGTTGGAACCGAGCGAGCATTGCATCGCTCTTCAGTGCCGGGCGACCTTGGATCACATGGTATTGACTGAATACCGTGGCTGGGTGTTTGCCCTCCGATTGCGCGATCAGCATCAGCGCGAGCGCCTCAGTTGGTTTTTTGATGCCGAAGAAATTCGACTCCACGCCGATCTTCGCCATCTCCTGCATTTCCGTTAACGGAATGTTGACTTGTTGTGTCAGTTGTGTATTACTCATGTTGTTATTACTGCGTTCTTGTGGTTGTGACTTGACCCCGTTGGCTTGCCCGCCTTCGGGGTCGTTTTCTTGTGGTGAGGACGATCAGTCCTCGAAATCTTCAAATTCACGCCAGCGGCGTTTGCGCTCTGCATGGCGGCGATACCTCGCGAGAATGTCTGCCTGTCCTAAGCGGTAGCTGGCGTAGCACGAACCGAGCGTGAGGACCGCGAGAGCGAGGCCAAACGTGGCGCTCATTTCGACACCCTCCACGCGACCGCAACCAATGCCAGTGCCGGTCCCACGGAGACAAGGAAATCAAGGAAAAAGCCGATGGATCGGCAGACGTAGGCGGGGTCGCTCACTTCGCCCTCCTGTTCGTTGTCGAGATTTTGCGGCGGCGATACCAGTTCTCCAGCACGGCCCGCGAGATGCGGTGACCGACTCGGTTGCCGAATGGTTTCGATGCCTCGATGTCGCCAGATTCTAGCAGGCGGTAGATCGTCTTCTTCGATACCCCCATGAGGCTCGCCGCCTCCGTTGTCGTTATCTCGTCATTTGTTGTCATATTTATATGGGTTACTAAAACCTTTGGAGAAAAAAATTACAGACACAGGCATGTAAGTGCCACATTGGCACTGGTTACTAAAACCGCTTCCAAAAAAAACTCAACTTGGCGACTAACTGGTCTTTTACTTTTTGACGCCGCCACCCTTACTCGCTCGACTAACTCCCTTGGAAGTCTGACGCTGAACTGCATCTTTTGTTGCTTGCGCGATTGCGATGTAGTCGTCTGGCGTGAGTTCTGTGTTGCGTGTGGCATGAGTGAGAATTTCTTCAATGAAAGCGGTGATCGTCAAACCACGCGACTTCGCAGCTTTGCGAACCCTGCGAGCAAGCGTTCTCGGAATATAGAATCCGATCACTTCTTTATCGGCGGCGTGTTGGTTTGGCATGACGAGAAAATTTCTACTCTAGGTTACTATAACCTCACAACAATTATTTTTAATGGGGTGATCACCTACCCCTCACTTTTCTATTGACACTCCCATAGATACTACCTCTGCGGTCGAAATTATTTTTTCACCTTTGCCCTATTCTCAAGCACTTTTGCAATGAGACGCTCTCGATTTTTCTGATACCAATCTGATTTCCGTTTCGCCTCGGCATTCTTGAACGCGAGGTCCGTGGCGTACTTCGTCCTGTACTGCCGAGCCATGAATTTCTTCTGAATTTTCTTGTCTTGGTACGGCATAATTAAATCCTCCACCACGCCTTCTCATCCGCTCTGGCAGCGGGAACAGCGTAGACTCGTTGCACCATCGCCGAGTTGGAATGCCCCATCTGGAAGGCAGTCAGATTTGGACTCTTGCACTTCGCCAAATGATAGGTCGCAAACGAATGCCTCAACGAATTCTCTGGGAACCCATCCCAGCCTAGTTGCGCGGCCAACCTTCTGCGCTCCTCGTAGAATGCACGCGCACTCCCCGGAACAATGCGTCCCTTCTTTCCAATGAAAAACTTCTTCCGCTTCGTCATCGGTTCGGTGAAATCCACGATCCGGTCCATCATCCCGTCATGTTGCTTTGAGACCTCCGGGCGAACATAAACCTGCCCCGCCTTCACATCGATGTCCTCCCAGTTCATGCGCTGAACCTCGATGCTCCGCAGTCCCGCGAACCCGCCCAACAAGATCGAAGCCCGCATCAAGTCGCTCATCTCCGCATCGAGGAGCGCCCGCATTTCACCGGCATCGAGAATATCCTTCCGCGACCTCGGCTTTGGGCAGTCCACCGCACGAAACGGAGACTTATCGAGCATGTCCATCTTCACGGTCCAGTTGAAGAAGAGACGAGCATAGCGATAAACCGTGGCCCTCTGAGTCTCCGATCCGGTAATCTTCGCGAACCACGCCACCATCATCAGCGGAGTCACTGACTTCAGCGGACACCGCAAATCTCTGGACATCCACCGGCATACCTTTTCCACCTTCTCACGGTGAGACTTCGACTTATTATCAAAGAGCGGGACAAACATCTTCACCGCCTGCTGCATCGTCGGCCCATCCACAGGAGCAAGAGAATCCGTGCCTCCCTTCCGTAGTTTTGCAATGATTGCATTCCCTTCAGACCAAGCCATCGCCTCGGTTGGGAAAAAGTATCTCATCCTTTTTCCAGCAACATTTTTGGGGATGGATACTTTCCACGGCGATGTCTTGCGAGTTGGATCGAACGTGACTGAGTAGGACATAACTGGACATAGCTTGTGCCACTTGTGCCCAATCTTCAACCTTTAATTGTCCAATCAAGTAAAAAGGAGTCCCACAGAGTCCAGACGCAAGAAACCCGCAGAGTCTTTATTAGAGAGCTTCTGCGGGTTAACTTTGAGGAGTTTACCGGCGGTCGGGATCGAACCGACACATCGTAAGATACGCGATTTTGAGTCGCGTTGGGTGCGTTGTTTTGCAGTTACTTAAAACCTTTTGTGCCAGCCTGTGCCAAGTTATGCCGAAACAGGGCGGATGCGGATGAAGTTTCGGGCGATGCTTTTCTGCCGGACTTTTCGCCAAACCCCGTCTCCCGATTCCGAGTCTCGCTCACCTCGCCCGTTGGTGTTCCCCTCGATGGTGACGATCTGGTGACCGGAATCGCTTTCCACTATGCCGACATGACTGAAGTCGAAAACGACGATGTCGCCCGGCTTTGCCCACTCGCGGTCGTGGAGGATGATGGTGGTCTTCGGGCGGGCCTTGGCCCAACCGATCATGCCGTAGGCGAGCGCGGTCTTGGGACGCCATTCCTCCGGCGTGGAGGATTGGAGGTTGAGCCACTCGCGCACGCCGGGCTTGTCGAGCCACTGAGCCACGCACCAATCCACGAATGCCGCGCACCACGGCCAATCGGCAGGCTTGAGGTTGGTCGCTTTCTGGAAGTTGCGGATCGCTGCGCCGTTGTTGTTGCCGCCCACTTCGCGGACTCCGACTTGCGATGCGGCGATTTCTGCGAGGAGAAGGTTCATTTGTCCTTGAGGAGTTTTGCTTCACCGAATTTCTGCCACGCGAATGCGAGATTTGCGTCTCCGGGTCGGTCTGGTTGAGTCACTGGAAGGTATTTGACTCCGAGCGAAAATTGCAGACTGCCCATCTCCCCGATGCGATCCCCGAATGGCGGGACTGGAACGCTGACGCATGAGGTGAGGAACGCCATAGCCAGACAGGCAAAGGCGAAGAGGATCATTCCGGTGGCGATCCAGCGCGGTGTCATCCCTTGCGAAAGATGTTTATCGCACCTACAAGGCCGAGGCCCGCGCCCACGATGGCTTCTTGATGCTGCGGACTAAGCGACACGCCGAGCGCGGTGGCGACCAGCAATATACCCCTCCACGTCGAGTTCTCCGAGAGACGATCCAATATGTAGAGTAGTGCTTTCATAGTCATGGTATCAGTCAAAACAGACAAGCTGTCAATCTTCGTTTGTTGCGTTTTCGTAGAGTCCCATGACAGGCTTGACCATGTTGAGTAGGACGGCAGGCGCGGCCATTGCTGGCGAGAGCGCCATCGAGCGGAAGATGTTGTTCCACTCTTTGAACATAGCGTCTGGGTCGTCGAGGTCGAAGGCGTCTTCTAGATTGTTCCCCGCCCGCACCCCCTGCTCCATGGCAGAGAGTAATGGATTTTGCGTGGTGCTGTTGAAAGTTCTCTGCCCTGTCAGTTTTGAAATGGCAAGCTCACCGAGAGTGCCTGCGAAGAAGTACCCTTGGAGCGGGGCGAGCAGAATGGCCTTGGCAAATCCGCCGAGGTTCCAGATTTCCTCATCGTCGTCATCCGATAGACCATCACGGAATGCACTGGAGACCACATGGGAAAGCACGGCCATGGTTTCGATGGCAAGGATTCGGCGGATATGTGTTCCCTTGTCACCACTCCCTGTAGCCAGTCCGCGAGCGGCATCGGCGAGGACGGCGGTTTTTAATCGTGCATCAGACATGAACAGGAAAAACATTTTGGCCATCACATTGCCGTTGTTTTCGACGATGCTTTTCTGACCGAAACTGACCGGCTGCGCGAATTGGTAGATGGCTTTACTGGCGGCATCGAGAGCAGTCTGTTTGGCGAGTTGTTCCGGCATTCCCGCTTTTAGCGCATCGATGAGGTTGGCTCGGTACACGATGGCAGAGGAAATCGATGTCGCGGCTGAATCCATCCAGTTGATTGGAGTCATCGATGCCTCGGCAATCTTCGCCGCGAAATTCGGTTTTCCAGCGTAGCGAGAAAAGAGGAATTTTGCCTCGGCAGTCGCTCCACCTTGGAGTCGGTTTTGGATAGCCTCCGATTCCCAGACGGTTTGGATGTCTTCTACGATTGTCGATGGGTTGGATAGCGCAGAAACAATCTGACTCATGTCGAGAGCGAGGCCGAACCGAATGCTGTTGTCCAACTGCATAGCCAGCGTCTTGAGGTTGAATCCCAGCGAGGAAACCGCTTTGCCGGACAGGACCGTGCCGAGGATGGTGTTCATCCATGTGGATTCGCGGGCCTTGTTGCCGCCTCGTTGTTCCATTTGGTCGGCCCAAAGTTCGGCATCCTTTAGCACACTTTCTCCGTGGGTTTGTTTAATGGATTCGCGAACCTCCGGGTTGGAAAGGATGGCGCGGAATTCGCGAGCGAGTTCGGCGAAGTGGACCCAGTGCGCCTGTTGCGCGATGTGACCCTGCATGACATTGAGCGCATCTTCTGGCGCGATCTTAGCCGAGTGGGTGACACGGGATTTGGCAAAGCCTGGAGTCGTGCCGGTGGCGGACGGCGACCCATCGAGGCCGATATCCTTTGTGTCCTTGGCATTGATGAAGCGTGTTGGGGCGTAGTTTTTCACTTGCGGCATATTCATGCCGAACATGCGCGAGTAGACTGGATTCACGATGCCTGCGCCTTTTCCGTAGAGTTCCTTGGCGTAAGCCATGACCTCGCGGGAGACTGGATCGTTGACGAGCGCCTTGAGGTCGGCTGCACTATCATCGGTCCACCCTTCTTTTCTCATCTTGATTTGGACGTCTGGCTGATTCCATGAGAGCAAATACTGCATTGCTTTGCCACGGGACATGTCGAGCTTCACATCCTCACCACGGAAGATGACACGCTTGATGGTGACGAATTCCTTTTGCGTGTCGGCAGGGAGTGCGGCGAGTTCGTTGCGGAGGGTCTCCACATCGGAGTCGGTGAGCTTGCTTCGGTCGGCCTCGCCGGTGACGATCTTTTGAGCGAGGTCGATGGCGATGCGCTCGTCCTTGACCTTGCGGCCTTCAAGGTAGGAGACGGCATTTTTCTGGTCGGCCTTGAGCCAGAGCATGGCATCAGCGGTTGACATGTTCGCAGCTTTTGCGCCTGCCCGGACGGCATCGAGGATTCCCTTGCGATCACGAATTTCCGCTGTTTGCGAAGCTTCATCGGCCTTGCGGAGTCGGTCGGACCATTTTGCTGCAATTTCCGGCGGGAAGATTGCGGTGACAAACTGCTCAAAGTTTGCGTGAGAAAGCAAATAGTGGTTTGCCAGATCGCTTGCCAGTTCGGATTTGGTTTTGGTGGCGTTGCGTTTTTTTGCTGTGCCTTTTCCGAGCCATTCGATGGTCGCTGCGTTACGCGCACGCTGTTCATCGATGCGGGCCTGCTCTTTTATGCGCCACGCTTCGCGGCCCATTTGGAATTGTCCCTTGAGCCAGTCGAGTCCTTGCGCGAGCGTCTCGGAGGAGCGGTTGTCAAGGTCTCCAAAAGTGTTGAGGATCGACCACTCTTCGGAGAGAGCGGAGATGTCTTCGGCGGTGGCATCCGGCATAGTGAGCGCGGCCTCGATCTCGGCCATGCGCTTGGCAGTAGCCTCGTCATCGAGGAGCGTAGCACGGAGGACCGTATCGGCGAACTTCTGCGTCTCGGCTCCGAGCGTGGATTTGCGGACCCCGTTGTCACCGGCCTTCGGTCGGCTTTGCTTCACGACCTTGGTGATGGCCTCGGTGTATTCGCGCACCAGCACTTTTTCGAGTTCGGTGTCCATGCGTTTGATGCGGTCGCGGAAGAAGTCGGCAATCACTTTGTCGGCCCGTTTGGTGGAGAGGTTCTCGGTTGCGGTGTATCCGGGAGGGAGGGAGACCTGCTTGCCTGCCTGCCCGATGTTCTGTCCCTCGCGCATCCATGCGCTGATGATCGCGCCATTCATCCCGCTGACTTCGCTGACCTTCACCCCGTCTTTGAGGACATCGTGCGGGGCGATCCCTGCGAGCTTGGTGTAGCCCCCCACCCTGCCGCGCACTTCTGGCGGGAGGACGGAGAGGATGCCGTCGAGTTCGCCGAGGGCTTGCAGGATTTGCGTGCGGCGGATTTGCGATTCGTCGGAGCCGGTGTCGGCCATCGCTGCGAGTTCGTCCGAGTTCCACGCCATGAGCTTGGAGAATTTCTGCTTGGCCCGCTGGTAGACCTTGAGACGCTCGTCCGGGCCTCGGTTCATGCCGCCCAGCGCCTTGTTCACCCGGTCGATCTCCGACTGGCTGGCTATGGAGTAGTTTACTCCTCCGCTTCCATCTCCGCCCTTGCGTCCTTGTCGAACTCCAGATTGAACACTTCCTGCGGAGTTAGCGTTCTGCCCAACATTTTTTCCCACGCCACCTTGGATTCCCGAATTGGCGCTACCCACTCTGGCCCATTCTGGGGGAGTGATTCCCAGCTTGATGATTTGAGTTCTTGCAGAGTTAGCATCTTGAGAAGTTTGCCATATTTTGGCGATATTTGCAACAAAGTTCTTGTCTCGCTTCTTGACATCGGTGAACAACCCACGGATCGCTTCCCATGTGATGGATTGCATCTGCCGAGGCATCACTTTCCGAGCCGCAGCCGCTTCGCGCAGGGCTTCGTGGAAGAGCCAATAGGTTCCAGAGTTTCCTCCGCCCGCCACACCAGCACCGCCAAAGTTAAGATTGACCAAATACCCCTTGTTTCCCATGGGGAAAAGCACGGCGGCATTCACTGCGTGAGTGTCCACGGTGGCGTCTCCGTATGGAGAGGTGGGGGCGACGATGTTGTTGTAGAAGTTCCGAATCTTGTGTTCGGTTCCCAGCACCTTGGAAATGTTCTTGGCGCTTCCGTCCTCGTAAATGGAAATCGCTTTTTCGATGAAAGTATAAGATTGCCAGACCAATTTCTTGTTCGTGCCGTCGAGGTTTTTGCGTATTCCAAGAGACTCCCCTTCTGGAGACAATACATCATGCGTCAGTCCATGGACATGGGTGGACATGAGCCGAACGGCAACTGCGGTGACTTTTCTTCCTTCCTCAGTTTTGTCGGCCAGAAGCTGTGAAATAGAGCGTCCTTTGATCTTCTTAAATGCTTTGCGGAGATCGCTCTCGTTTTCGGCGGCAGTGAGCATCTCACTCATAGCATTGCCCACCGTAGCTTTTGAAATCTGCGTGTCCTTGTGGTTAGCCATTACATCGGCAAACCTCTGACCCATTGCCACATTCTGGAACCAATCCTTCATCGGGCTGAATACCGCGATGACGGCTGATGATTGCTCGATAGTTAGCCCATAAAGGTCACGAACCCCTTCAGCGAGTAACCTTGCTCCATCATACCAATGCGTGGAGCGGATCACATAGTCGTGTGATAGCGCATCAAATGCATCATACAGGGCCAAGAGGTTTTCCTTTTGGAAATCGATGAAGGCCCGCATCCTCTCCTCTGGATTTTGAAACTTGGTGATGAACTCTGGCAATGGAACCCCATCGACAAAATGCGTGAGCATCGCCATTTGCTTCTCAAGTTCTTTTGAATTGACCGTGGCAATGCCGTCATTGGTGTCTTGAGTTGTAGGTCTGACCTTTCCTTGCCATGCTGTTCCTACCCTGCTGCCGTCATGCTTTGGATTTTCCTTCGTAATCTCGTCGAAGCGAATGCCTCCGGCTGATTGTTTTTTCCCGATGCTGTAGTTGATATTCGCCGAGGTCGGGTCGAAGGTGCCGCGATTGCCGGTGGCGGATTTGACCTGCGTCTCGTTGAAGGGAATCCAGACTTGGTGCTGCACCCCGTCGTGTTTTCCTCCGGTGTCTTTGATGCCATCGTAACCGAAGGATGACAGAGTTTCGGTGACCCAATCGGGGATGCGCGTCCACGCATGGGTCGTTCCTTTCGCCATGTCCTCTTTCAGCGCGGCCATCCAATCGTTCCCGCTGATGGTGTTTTTATCCCATGCGTCCGGGTTTCCGCCTGCGGATTGCTTGGCCCGCTTGCGCTTGCCTGCTTGCTCTAATGCGGAGACGACATCGCCCGGGATGTTTGCCGTATCGAGCGGGTTTTTGATCGAAAGATAGACCGGGTAGACTGCCGAGCGGGCGGCGTTGGGATCGTCAAGCGTGGCCCCTTTCACGCCTGCCGCTTGCAGGACTTCCAAAAACCTTTCCTCTTGGTTGAAAAGCGATCCGCTGGATAGCCACATTTCGACCAAGGCCCGGAGGCCATTGCCGCGAGCTTGGCGCAATTCGTAGTCGATGCTGTCGCGGGACATGATGCTTTGTGAGTCGGCGACAATCGGGCCTTCGTAAGCATCCGCATCGGCATACCCAATCGTGTAGATGCGTTCGTTTACCGCAGCCCGCTCCTCGGGAGAAAGGTTCCACCATGCGCGGTCGATAGCGACCGGCGAGCGCATCCCCTTGCCCTTGTATTTGAACCACTCGGCATAGTCCGATGGCATCTCCGCAGAGGTGTCTCGTTTGTTCGTGGAGTAAGACGAGGCAATGGCCGGGTCGTTTGTGAAAAAAGCCATCGGCCCGGAAGTGGCGCGGGATTTACGGAAACGGTCTCCTACGCGATCCGCCCTTTGTGTGCCGTGGTAAACCACCATCGGCTTGCCATCGGAATCGATTACCTTGGATGCCGTTGTTGGATCGACATCCCATTCTCCGAACCAACCTTTAAACTGCGTGGCTCCAATGCTGTAGTTGGTATCAGTCGAAACAGGTTGAGCGATGGCCTGCGATGCGGGGATGCGGTTGCCGTTCTCCTCTGTGATCCGAATGAGGTTCTCGTCGAAGGCGACATAGTTGTATGTGCCTTCACCATCTGAGCGACTGCCGCCGTCGAGGTAGCGGATGCCGGGGATGCCTCCGGCGAGCAAGGCTTCGGAGGCTTTTTTCTTGGGGTCAATTCCATCGCGGGAAAATTCCGCATCTGGCCATGTTGCGGTGAGTGTTTTGTATATTGCCCCGCCGACTGGTTTCCCATTTTTCCCAGAAATGGTATTCTTCCAAAGCGGGTGGTCGGATTGCACTGCTTTCAACGCCGCCTGCACCTTCGGACTCTGCTCGGAGAAGGGCTTGTCCCAGTCCAGCAGGTCTTCGGGTTCGACATCGAGGTCAACGGTGTAGAGGTTGCCGTCAACCTTTGCAGAACTGCCTCCTTGGAGTAAACGAATCGCTTCTTCCGACCCAGATACAAACTCTGTGTTGGATTGAACATTTGATCCAGATGATGCCCATACTTCAGCCTGTCGTTTCTTCTGCGTAATTTCGCTGATTATCGACGGCAGTGTAGTTTCTCCGTTTTTCCAAAAATACTGGGCTTCTTTGAGGATTTTTTGAGTAACTGGATTGCTGGTCAACCCAACAAGAACCTCACCTTTAGCGTCCAATAATTTGACGCCAGACAAAGCGTCACGGTATCCGGTCGCCACTTTCTTCTCTTCCGCAAAATACAACCCCCAGCCGTAAGCCTGCGCTCCTTCGCCTGTGCCGATCTTTGCGGTGCTGAAGCGGTCCACCTTGTGCGGCGTGCCGTGGTGTGCGGCAATGGAGTAGTTCGCCGGGCCGGTGATCGTGGCGTTGCTGGCGCGGATCTCGCCTGCGTTGCTCTGCGCTTGGGCGCGGGAGAAAACCACCTTGCCATCGGTATCAGCCAAAACATCCCCGGCGACACGCTGGCTTGCGGTATCGACACGGGCCTGCTGGTTGAGGCCGACCGAGTCGGCGAGGAAGGTCTCGTATTCCGCAGGCAGAGCGCCGTCCTTAAATGCTCCGCGCAGGGCGACTGCTCGGCGCATGACTTCGGCCAAGGTCCGCATCATGTTCTTGATGTAATTAATGAACGAAGGCGGGAGCTTGGTTTCCTCGTCGGCGTTGATTTTGCCGTTTTCGTAGGCGGCTTGGACTTGGGAAAGCGATTCGACAATGTCGCCTTCCGAATCTCTAACAAGGTTCTGGAAGGTTCCCGGCAGGGCTTTTTCGGTGGCGTCGAGCCACCCACGCAAGGTGTCGAGTGTGACGCTGCCATTCTTGAGCGCAACCTTGACCGCCGTGTGGTGGATTTCTTCGCGGAGGTTTTCCGGGCGGGTATTGGGATTGATCGTGATGAGTGGCTTGAAAACCATCTCCGCGACATCGTCCACGCTGGCTTCGCCGAGGATATTGATCTGCTCGTAAGGCGAGTCCTTCATCGGGGAATTCGCGATGCGGTTGTGGAGTTCTTGAATCTGCGCGGCATTGCCTGCGGCTTGGAGTTGCTCCAGTTTTTGCTGGGCATTCATGCCTTCGGATTCCATGACGAGCGTATTGTTGGAATCCTGCGATGTCCATTGGGTGGACAGATCAGTGATCATTTGACGCAGTTCCTCTGGCTCGTATTGCGTCTCGAACTGCTTGTTGAGAATTTGCGCGTGTCCGTGCTGGGCGATTGCGTCCAGTGCGGCCTGCTGGTCTTTGGTCTGGAGGAGTTCCTTGCCGTCGGGCGTGGTGACGGTCCACATGCGAGTGCCGTCCTTGGCCACGGTCTCTTCCAGCTTGGCGCTATTCTCTGGAGGATTTTGTGCCTCCGAAATCGATTGCTGGATGAGTTCCTCTCCAGCTTGAATATTCTCCGGCGTGCGGTTCGGAAACTCCATCTGTATGCGAGCATCGTATTCTTCCGGGTTCTCGGCACGTTGGATGAAGGTGGTTTGCTCTGGGCTGAATCCTGCCATGCGGAGCTTGGTCGCGTTGAGTTCGGCGGACGGGTGCTTGATATCGCGGAAGGAGGCGACACCGCCACCGATGAGGGCGAGTGGGAGGGTGGCAAAGAAGGTCTCTGGACGTTGGCCTGCCCAACCTTCCATGAGGGAGGAGAAATCCTTGTCGGGCATGTCCTCGCGGAGGGCGGCAACGGCGGTCTCCAGCACGGGGGCGATGAGGTCTTGAGCGCCCTCCTGCAAGTTCTGCTCCACGACATTGGCTCCGATCTTGACGGTGCGGCGGATGCCATCGCTTTTGATCCGGTCGAGGTATCGGCCAAACATGGGAAGCTTGCCAGAGAGGCTTTTCAACTGCACCCGGTCGATGGCGGCATTGGCTACACCTTCTACCAGAGCGAGACCTTGGGCGAACTGCGGGTTGATATCTGAGTTCTCCAGCATGATGCGGTCGTACTCGGTTGCTTGGTAGGCGAGAGCGCCGAGGAACGGATTCACGGCAGTCGCCGCCATGGGAGCGATGCTGCCTGCCAATCCGTATGCGCCACGCTCGGCAGTTCCCCAGAAGGAGTTCTCCTCCAGCACGGGGCGGATCGGATCGACGCCAGTCTTGGCGACATTGCGGAGTTCGCGAACGACCTTGAATCCTTCACGCACGTCATGCCCACTCTGGATGAGTTTCTCTGTCTCTGGGAGGGTAGCCTGCCGCCACGCATCGGACTCGACTCCTTCGGGAGCGTTGCCGACTTCTGCTTTGGAGAGGTTGCCATCGGCGGGAACCCAGATTTGCGTTCCGTTGCGAATGGACTCCAACCAGTTGTTGACGCCAGCCTCCTGCATCTGGAGCGAACCTTGCGGGACGAAGTCGAACCCACGGGTGAAGGCTTGCCCCATGTTGAGGGCGAACTGATCTAGCCCGGCGCGGTCGATGTGGCCTGCCTCTGCGGCAAGGGTCACATACTTGTAGATTTTCTGACGTTCTTCGGGAGTCGCGCCGATGAGCGTATTGGAGAGCGTTTGTAGCGACTCTGGATCAGACTCGCCCTTGGTGAACTTCTCCAGCGTGGAGAGCGTCTGCGCGGCCTGCGGGCGCACGGAGTCGAGGTCGTTGATCGTGTCGTAGTAGAGTTTGTATCCCTGCGAGAGGAAGGCGGCGTCATTCGTGCCGTCCACAAGTTCTGGATACTTTTGCTGCCACTGGTTGAAGACATCGGTCATGCCGTCCACGAAGGGGCGATTCTGACCTAGCTGAGAGTCATTGATCGCCTTGCCGACCGACTGCATGTGGAGGTCATTGAGCGCCTCAGTCTTCTTTTGCTGCGTCTCGTATTCTCCACTGACGAAATCGAAAAACTGCGCGTCATCGAGGTTTTTCTGTCCGTAGTTCGCCATGGCGAAGGCGTCTCGCTCGACTTGGTAGGACATGGTGTCCACAGGTCTTCCGGTGCGGTGTTCCAACCAAGCGCCGATGGCTGCGCTTTTTGCCGTTTGGTCTGGGTCGATGGATTCTTGAACGGCGACATTGGCCGCTTTCTCCTGCTCGAAATAAGCTTGGTCGGTGAAGAGTTTGGAGAAGTGCTTGTCGGCGTCATTGTACTCCTGCTCTTGCTTTGCGTTCCCCCATGCCAGTAGATCATCTGCCATTTGTTGGCGCTTATCCTCTGGGGCATTTTCGATTCCGTTGAAGTATTCGGTTGCTGTTGCGTCGTCGATGAGTGTTGCCATGAAAAATTAAGCGTTGGGGGCTTTGCGGAAGGACAGGACGGCCATGCCATCGTTCTTTTGTTTTCCTCCCGGTGAATGGAAGTCGAAACGACCACGAAGAGGCTTGCCGAATTTTTCGATGGCTTGCTTGTCCTGCATGGTGCGGTCATCCCAGTTGCGAATGACGGTGGACCCATCCGCAAGAGTGAGTTCCACTGGCTCGCCCTTTCCAATTCCTGCGGCTTTGAATTTGCTTTCGATATCGGGCGAGATAGCAAGCGAGTTTTCGGTGAGCTTATTATCCCATGCCCCGATTCTGGCACGCGAATTAGAATCCGAATAGGCATCGCCGGGGAAATTGTAGTACGTCACTTTGCCTTCGGGTTTCATCGCTTTTGCTCTATCGATTGCCTCTTTGGCGGGAGGTGGAGTTGGCGTAGGTTTCGCAAAGTCTGATTTATTCACCCCACCCATCATTCCTGTCTGGAATGGCGTGCTTGGCAGTACCAATGTGGGCGCCTTCCCTTTGAATAATTCAAGCGCCTTCCCTTTGAGTAGCGGTTCGATAAGGCTATCTCGGTGCTGTTGGGCATCCGCCGGGGTCTTGTCTTTATTCGCTCTATCATCAAACCAAGCGTCCATACCTTGCATCACCGAATAGACTCTGGCGTTGTAGGTGTTGTTCTTGGATAAATCTTCGATCTTGCCGTCCTTGTCCAACCCGGTTTCTCCGAGCAGGCCGCTGTCGCCGATGCGCTTGATGCCTTGGATGACATCAGACCGGTAAACCTCGCGTGGGGATTTTGGTGTTCCATCAAAGGCTTTCTTCCATGAGGAATTCAGTTCCCCTCCGAGCAACTGAGCATGCTCCTTGGGAAGCTTTGAAGCTATCTCTGCGTTAAGTGCGTAGAATTTTTCATCGTTCTTGTCGGCGCTGAAATCGAACGCTGCGACCTTGGCTTTCAAATCGCCTGCGACCTTGGGATCGAATTGGATGTTTGCGGCGATGGCGCTTTCGAGGCGCTTGTATTTGCCCGGATCGATCTGCTTTCCTTCTGCCTCTTTCTTGAGGTCTTCTTTACTGGCGATATCTCCGTTCTGAATTCGTTCTACCAGTGAATTCCAGTTATCAGAATCTGTGACTCGGATTTGGCGGTCGGCCTCGTAGAGGTGGAGCTTGACTCGACTCGGATCGAGTTTGCCAAATTCCGTTTGCTCGCCAGTCTTGGCCTTCGTGAGGATTTCCTTGGCGCGGCGTGGATCAGTAAGGATTTCGGACGTGATATTCTCGCGTTGCTTTAGCTCGGCCTTGCGGATGATATCGTCCTGCATCATGGCTTTTTCAAGTTTACCTTGCTCTTCAGAAAACACTCCTTTCTTGACCCCTTCGTCAATGGCGGTAAATGCGCCTTCATAGTCATCGCTGGCCATCTTTATTAAGGCATTGGCCTTGGTGTTCATGCGGTATCCTTCGATACGCTTTTGGTTAGCTTGTCCTTCGATTTTGACTTTAGATAACTCAGCCCATCTGTCCATTGCTGGGGAGAGTTTAGCGAATGTGTTTTTGGACATTCCAATCTCGGAGATTTTTTTTCTGGTATCAGCGACATTCGATGCCCACTTCTCTTGCCATTTCTCGACAGGAGTCATGTCTTGGTCATTAGCCTGCTTCTCAAGGGCGATCCGCATAAGGGTATCTGCGCGAGTTTCGTCATCGTTTTCTTTCGCATCGGCCATCTTCGTCGCGAAGCGGAGGCCGAGGGTAGCCACATCGCTCATGGCGTCTCCGATCTTGCCAAGACCGATGGCCTCGCCCGCAAATGCGTTGAGGTTGTACTTCTCCAGCTGCATGTCCTTGGCGACCCCGCGCATGGCGTTGGGGTCAAGGGCTGCGGACCCGCCGAGTTGGGCTACGCGAGGCGCGATGATGCCGCTGTCGGGAGCGACACCTTGCGGGCCTGCATTTGGAATATCGGCGAGTCGGATGGATGGCATGGTTATTTAAACGCTTTCCCGGTTGATGTGTCTTTACCTTTGCCGCTTCCACCACCGGACGAATACCCGCCTGCGGCCTGCGATCCGTAGTACCCGGCTTGGGATATGTTGCTGAGTGCTGATCCGTAGCCTGCCATCAGAGTGCCACGCGATTGGGACATGCCTGCGCGTTGCTCGATGTCGGCTTGGCGGAGATTGATGCGGTAGCCTGCGCCTGCGGCTTCCTCTGCGAACTTCGCATCGTCCAAGCTCAACTTCGCGGCCTTGGAACTCATCACCGAGGCAAAGGTATCTGCGTTGAAATTGAAGTCGCCGATGATGTCGTTGAGTCCGGCCTCGCGGCGTTTTTTGTTGGTCTCCAGATTGGCGAGGAGCTTCGTGTCGTTGACCTGCATTTCGTAGAGGTTCGCGGTATCAGCCAAAACAGCTAATGGCGAACCTTCCGGGGTGACGCCGCCGGCGGCGAACTGACTACGCTGGAGACCGAGGATGCGATCCTTCTCGGCGCGGATGCGGCCTGCTTGGTCGCGGGCTTGCGCGTCTTGCGCGGTCGCCTGCGCTCGCAGTTGGTCGCTCTGCTGACCGAGCATCTGCCGGTTCATCTGCGCCTGTTGGGCCTGCGCGTCTGCGTTGAATCCAGCGATCTGGGCATTAAATTGTTCGGCCTGCGCGGCACGTTCCCCGGCGAGGCGTTGCCATGAGGCATTCTGCTCCGCAGCCATGCGGTTGTACTCGGCCATCGCGGCTTGCGCTTGGCTTTGCTCGTTCGCCGAATAGATCGAGACGCCTGCCGAGGCGACTGCGGCAACTGCTGCAATAGCCATTGCATACTCAGCCATTGTGGACCTCCTGTGTTGGAGCAAACATTTGGACAAGATTTTTTTCACCGGCACGAAACCCGTGGCGCTTGACCAGACGCACCATTGCAGGATGGGTATACGCTGCCATGGTGTGGTATCCGAGGTCGTGTGCGATCTTTTTGAGGCAGGACATGCAATGCCCAAATGCCTCGCGAGCGAGCTTAATGGAGAGACTAGGAGCAGATACCGCATGCTCGACCATGCACATTCCATTGGAATTGCTCATGTGGAGAAAGAGAGAGGCGGTCGGTTTCCCATTGATCTCGCATATCACTCCGCACTTTGGCAGAACGATTTCTGGGACGATGTCCTTGCCGTGAGCGACTCGCCACTGCGAGAGCATCTCATAGTCGGAAGCGAGGTAGGGTCTCATGTGAATGCTATTCATTTCCGTAGGTGTCCCAGACAGGTTCAATCGCGAGAATACACATTGGATAGGGGTCACTTTGCTGGACAGAAACATCGGCGTCGAATCCAAACGTGCCTGCCGTCAAGATTTTTTGATCTCCCGTGGTGAGGGTGCTGGCGAGGTCGTACCACTGCCCGGCATTGACGCGCACTTCGCCGCCTTGGCTTTTGAGCGTTCTGACGACGACCTTGTGGATGCGCTTCTTGCGGCCTTGCGATGACCCGTCTTCTAGGTCCATGTCGAGCTTCATGGGCGTCAGCGTGCTGGTGTAGGGCAGGCCGACATAGCCTGCGGCGGCTTGGGGAACGGTGACCGATCCTCCAGACACGACAGCAGTGCCGGTGAGTGTTCCATTTTGCACGATGGTGACGCTCTTGCCATTGAGGTGCGAGAGACCTGTCACGCTGCGGTTGGCAGCACCAGAAGCAAATGCCACATGGCCGTCGAGGTAGCGGTATGAGGCGGTCGTTTGGTTGTCGAAAGCGGTTCGCCAGAGGAGAGGAAATCGCTCGATGGTGCGGTAGGTTGAGCCAGCCACGGTGCGCTTGACGACCATCCAGACCTCGTCCTCTGTGCCGCTGCCATAGATTGTAGCGACCGACTCGACATCAGCATTGTCGGCGATGGTGTGCCGATGCCAGCCCACAACCTTCTGGTCGCGCTCGTAGGTCATGCCAATAAGCGTTCCATCCCCGCGCACGCACCAGAGGATGGCGTCCGGTTGTTGTTGGTACGCGACCTCGACGATCTCGCCGACCGTGATGTGTTCGGCTAGGAGTGTCAGATCGGGCGCGACCCAACCGTCCTTATTTAATTCGTAGACAAGCTCTCTCACCTTGCGTCCGTTGCGTTGGACGAAAAGCAGGACATCGTTGACCATCGCGGCTCGCATGTACTTGCTCCCGTAGCTGGCCTGCCTGCGGGTCTTGACGTTCGTTGCCGAGAGCGCCGAGGCGGAATCCGCTGCGCCGATAGTCCACTCGTCGCCGGATGTCCCGACGAGCATTTCAGATTGCGAGAACATCCAATTGATTCTGTTCCCTTCCGAGGCGGCGAGCGTGAACTGCACGGCATCGCTGGCATTGACTCCGAGTTCAAAGTTTTCAAAGTCGCCAATGGCGCTGCACCAAATCGTGTTCGGTTGCGCTTTGGTTCCGCCGAAGCAGAGACGTTGCTCATGCAGGCACACCGAGCGAGGGTAACCGCTGGTCGCGTTGAAGGCTCCGTATTGCCAGAACTTCGTTTTTGCACCAGAGGCAGCGAGAGGTCCGAGCCACTTTTCTACATTGATAGTGCTGGCTGCGGTGATGGTAGCGACCCCGCCGATGATCTTGGTTGAGCTATCGATGCGAGCATTGGGAACCTGTTGCGTGGTCCACTTGGAAGAATCAAACGATCCCCCAGACGTATGCGCCAGCACGCAGTAGTAGGTCTTGCCACCAGAGTAGACAAAGTCACCTACGACATAGACCGTACTCGCGGCCCAGTTGTACGCTATTTTTTGCGCGTTGCGGATGACGATTTTGAGTCCACAGAGACTCTCTTCCGTTCCAGAGGTGATGATGTTTTTGTCATTGTCCACGATGTACTCGCGGACGATTTCCATTTGCGTGAGATTCTCCGGGAAGACATCGCGATAACCAGTGAGAGTGGGAGCGGTCACGACATTGTAGCGATAGGTGTTCGTCGTCACGGAATAAATCGTGGCATTCGGTGCGGAATAATCCCCCCGCACGGAAATGATGTCGCCATCTGCCCAACCGTGGTTTGGTTGGTAGACTTCGATGCCCGTGCCACCAACGGGAACGCCAAGGCCAGCGATGACTCCCGCCTGCATGATCTCGGCAGGCACGCGCAGGATTTGGATCGTTGCTCCCCATGTGCCGGATGTCTCGAAATCCCAAGCCCCATCGACAAGGAGCGTTTCGCTTTCAAAGTTGCCGACGATTTCGATCTGCTTGTAGAGATTGGAATTCTGCCATTTCAACTCGATCTGCGAACCGATATACCCGGTAAAAGGAATGCTGGCTATCATCGTTCCCATTTGGTTGGAGGCCAATGGAAGAGACGAGATATTCCCTGCCGCTATCGCCGCAGGAAATGTGGTCGCGGTAAAATCTTTTAAGACCCGAAAAATAAAAATCGTTGGGGAGATCAAAGTCCATTTCGAGGCATCAAATGTCGCCGTAGAAGTGTGGGCGGTGTGGCACTTATATACACCGGTTACAACGACCGGTGTGATGTAAACCCAATCGTTCACACCATAGGAAACTGAGGCAGTCCAATAAGGTGGTAAAACATTGGAGTCTTTAAAATATGAGACTCCAGAAGCAAAAACATAGTTGGAAGCTATTGTGTACAACTTCGTTTGATTGTCCGAGCTATCGAGTAGCGGCGGGTATTCAAATTGGACTTGCTCAAACGTCCAGTTGGTATCCGACACGCGAGTGAGTTTGCGAGGCGGGTAGTTCGCGTGCGCGAAGTACATGATGTCGTTGATCTGGCAGTATTGGATTTCGCGCAGGTCGGCTCCGACATACGGAGTGGCGAGTTCTGTGCTGCCGCTAGAAATAGTCTGCAATGCCCCAGAGGGATTCCAGACGCGCAGGTAGCCCACGCCTAGCTCGAGCACGAATCGGGTCGTGGTCGAGAAGTTAAACCCGATCAAACGACTCTGCGTGTCCGAGGTTTTCGTCGTGCCAATGTACTGCGTGCCGGGTCGGCGGATGGCCCCTCCGTAGGGCATGATCACGAAGTTCTCCAGAGTCCGGCAGGCCGAGCGATATTTATCCAATGACGTGCGGGCGTCCACCATCGGTGAGACTTCACCGGCGTTGAAGGATGGATAAAAATCGAATTTCGGCATGTGTTACTTTCGCAGGTCGCGGAGGACTTTGACGAGCGTGGCGAGGCCGACTGCGAGGCCGACCGTGACGCTGGCGAGGCGCATCCCCGCTTCCAAGTGCGGAAGGAGGGAGTACGCCGCAGCGCCGATGGAGGTCGCGCTGCCGATGAGGCCGGTGGCTGCGGTCTTGAGGTTCTCCATGCTCATTAGGAATTTGATTGTGCGATGAGTGACCCAACGATGCTCGTCGTGGCGCACTGGGCCAGCCTATCGGTATTCAGCAGGTCTGTTTTCGCTTTTATTGCCGTGATGTTGGTGCTGACCGAGCTTGCAAGTCTGGATGATACCGTGGCATCGAGGTTTGCGAGTTTGGTGCTGTTGCTGTCCATCTCCTGCCGGATTTGGACAACCGTTGGGACGGTTGGCGCGTTGGTCAAAGTATCGACCGTGCCGCCCGTGATTTCCTTGGTGGCGGCTCCCCACACAGCGGTGGCGATTTCGGCCTCTGTCGGGACATCGGGCGAGTTGGTGAGCGTGGTGGCGGTGTCTACCGTGCCGCCGGTGATCGTGCGGGTGGCTGCGCTCCACACGGCAGAGGCAACGCTGGCTCCGTCTAGGACGGCGGTGCCTTTAGTCTGAAGGACGGCTCCTGCGCCGGTCGAGGCTGGAAGGGTGTCAGGCACACTGAAGGCGATTGATGTGCCGGAAACGACCGAGGCCACCGTGTAGTCGCCATTCCATTCGGAGTAAAAAGCTCCTGAGACCGTGAAGGTGTCGCCGACTTGGTAAGGGTGGCTGTAGGCCAGCGTAGCCGTGGCGGTCGTGCCGCTGCGGGTAGCGGTGAATGGCATGGCAGGGCCGTAGGTGACGCCGTAGCTGATCGTGCCACGCACGGGGACGGTGAGCGTTCCGGTGAGGCTTCCGCTGGCGTAGCTTACGCCGCTGCGGACATCGGTTGGATTGGCTTGGCCGAGGGCGTTGTCGGCGGTAAACATGTCCACAAAGGAGCCGAGACCGTTGAGTGCGTAGCGGGTCATGGAGTTCGACGGCGTGCTCCAGAGTAGAATACCACTGGCGGACACAGGTGCTCGCCCATTAGCGGCGTAAATAAATGATCCGCTTGCGCGAACGACGGCACTTGCGGAAGAAATCGCAGAGGACGCAGAACTGGCAATGAAACTTCCTACGACTTGAATTATTCCAGTAGACGAATTTAGTATTCCGTTACTCGTCGTTCCGCCTTCCACATTGCCGGTCACAATAATGGTTCCCACATTACTATTGCGTATGGCGACAGCTGCGGTTCCAGTGACATTTCCGGTGACATTGACTATGCCGCCAGAAATGTTTGCGATGGCTGTATTTGCACTGCTTGACACTGATGATCCAGTGACATTGCCTGTGACATTCACCGTGCCGCTGGAGTTGTTGGCGATGGAATGAAAAGCTGAATTTTGAGGGAATCCAACAACATTTCCGACGACATAGCATTGAGCTGGCGACGCACTATTAAACTCAACGAAATTTTGTGTGTTTCCTGAAACTACTACTGGCGATACATTTGCTGTCAAGGTGACGCCATCATTTAACACAAATCGCCCGTTGCCTGTTGCTGTGTTTGTAACAGCATCGCAAACTACATTCGCAGTGATCGTGATCGTGTGGCCGGTTGCGGCGCGGGCCGTGTCGCCGACTCCGGGGACGACGCCGCCTGTCCATGTGGAAGTCGCGTTAAAGTTACCGCTTTGGGCGCTGGTGATGAGGGCCATGGCTTAGAGTCCTTTCTCGGAAATGTAGGTTTGGAGGGCGGTTTGGATCGCGGCGATAGCTTGCTGGGTAGCGGCATCGGAGCCTGCGAGCGTGCCGAGCGAGATGCCTTTAGCCTCGGCGTCAGCGGTCTCCACGACGCCGTCCTCGATGCGGGTCGGGATGAGGCGCATGGCGACATTTGCGTCACTGGAGCCATCGCCGTTATACTTGCCGGTGATGGCGAGGTTGAGCGAGTATTTCGGGTATTGTTTGCCGTCGATTTCGATGGGGTTGGTAGCGTTCATAGGTTTATGCGTAAGTGAGGTTTGTTTTGTTGTTCCAAGCGCCGATGGCGGAGCTTTCGGAGACTACGTCTCCATTGTCATTGGTTGTTGTTTTGTTGATGTCCCAGAGGGCCACGTCATAGACGCTGCCCGTGGAAGGAAAGTCGGATGTGGAAATGCTGGCGAGGTAGACGGTATTGCCGCTGAGAGCGAAGGCCCAGAATCGCTCGACCGCTGCGCTTCCTCCTCCGATGGCATACACCGCTCCCGTACCCGGATGGCGGGAATAGAGGATGTGGTCAGCGTGATTAAGGCAAATCTCTCCGAGACCTAAATCGCTAGTCGTCGGGACTTTGCCTGCTACCGTGGATTTTTTGGGTATAATGGTTGCCATTATGGAATGGGGTTGCCTCCGGGGGATCGAACCCCGGAGGCGGTGGAAGGACTAGTAAGTGCCTCCGTCGATGGTGGATTCAAGGGCCGAAACACGGCTGCTCAAGGCCGAATCCGCTGAAGTCCTTGCGGAAGCTTCTGAGAGGATGTCTGCCTCTGCGGCGGTAACCCGTGATGTGAGGGACGTTGCAGCCGAAACCACATCGTCGATGCGAACTCCGAGAGCGGAATCGGCAGAAGTCCTTGCGGAAGCTTCTGAGGAAACAGCACTGGTGCGGGCGCTCACCTCTGCGGCGAGGTCGGTTTCGAGGGCGTTGATGTCGCTCTCTGCGGTCGTCACTCTACCAGCGAGGGCCGTTGCGGCAGTCGTGATGGTCGATTCCGCACCTGTCGCACGTGTCACTTCGGCTTCGAGGGCGCTCGATGCGCTAGCGGCGAGGCTAGTGATGGCTCCGTTGATAGTGCCATCGGCGGCTTGGAAGGCGGCGACGACTTCGGTGAGGGAGTCGAGGGCTGCGCCATCAACATTGCTCAACACATTGTCGATACGTGTTCCAAGTGCCACTTCAGCTGCTGTCGCACGCGAAACTTCTGCACTCACTGCCGAGGTGAGAGTGGATTCAGCGGCTTGGGCGCGGGTGATTTCCGAATTCAGCGAGGATGTCACCGACGAAATCGCGGCGGATCTCGATGAGGCTTCGGCTGCGATATCGTCCGCGAGATCACCCTCAACGCCTTGAGCGCGGGAGATTTCCGCATTCAAATTGGAGGTGATGGTCGCGTCCGCTGCGGAGCGAAGCGAGGCTTCTGCGCTGACCGCGGAATCTGCGTAAGTCTTTTTCGCAAAGACGTTTTCGCCACCAATCGCGAGAACGCCTTCTGCCGTTCCGATAAAAAGTGACTTGTTTAGTGTATCATACGCCAACTCAGAGAGTTGCAACGATAAGGGCTGACCACTGCCCCGTTTGATTTTGATGATGGGATTTGCCATTTGATTTATTATTTTGGTTTTGTTGGGTTTGTGTTGTTGTTTTGGGGGTAACTAGAATTGTCCACAGTCGATGGTTTCGAGCATGAGCCGGTAGGTATCGCTCTCCTCGTTCCAAAGCCATTGAACGTGAGTGTCCTGCGCGTGGTAGATGCGGGCGGTCTTTCCGGGAACTGGGAAATCGGCGTAGGTCGGGTAGATGACAATCTGCTTGATGCTGTCGTCCGGCAAAACAAGCGTGAACTGGGAGAGGTCCAGTTGCTGGGTGATGTTGGATTCGGTGATCGTCGTCATGCGTAGGTGGCGGTCTCCCGGTTAGTCCAAGTGACATTGATTGCCTTGGCGGTGGATGTGATTGCCCCATTCGAGGTGAGCGTAGATCGAGTGATCTCCCACTTAGCAACATCCGCTGATAATCCCGTGGTTGGGATAAAAGAATTCAACATGACCCCGTAATAGCTAAATGTACCGGCGGCATTGATACCGAAGGCGTGGATGTAAAGATCGGGATCGCGTTGGGTGGTCGGCGAGTAAAGGCCAAGGGCGACAACTACGATTTTGGCTTTATTTGGTATGGCTAAGGCAAAGGTTATTGTTCCTGCGCCTTGATTGACGAGGTAGTCGGTGGTCGGTTCTTGAAGCACGCCATTGATGGCAACAATCACATGATTGGGATCGCTCGACTTCAGACCGTTAATGAGAAATGTCTTTATAACGCCATTCCCGGTGAGGCGTGTCTTTGTGGTGGAAATCAAGCTCGCTTGAGGCAGGACAAGATTGAGCGTCTGATTCGGAGCAGTGCCAGTGATGGAAGCTGAAGCAACGATTCCCGGCGCGACAGAACCAATGGAAAGGGTATTGGATACCCCGATTGGGCCTTGAGGTAGACCGAAGTTGAGGACAGCGGTGTCGTTTAGGCCCGTGTTCGTGACCGTAGGGGTGGACCCCGATGGTAGGTTCGTGACCGTTCCCACGGTGACGAGCAGTGAGGGGTAGCTGACGCCACCAGCAGGACCACCACCCGAAGACTGCTCGATGCCATCGCCGCCATTGCGGGAGGAGACGAGCTTGCTGCTCATCCAAGCGGGCTTGATGCGGCCCTTGCGTTCGGTCGAGTCCCGGCGCATGGCAGGGTTTTTGCCGAGGATTTCGGTTTCCTTGGCGAGGAGTGCGGCCTTGTTGGCATCGCCGGTCAGTGGGACGGCGAGCTTGGCGGCGAGGTTAGCCGTGAGGAGATCGATGAAAAGGGAGTCGAAGGCGAGGACATCGGTGACCTTCTTGACGTATTCCAGCGTGATGGCCTTGCCGAGCCAGACATCCCAGTCGGTCGTCCACCCCGTGGTGACGCCTGGTTGCTTGGTCGTTGCATTAAGGAGGCAGCGGTAGACGACTCCGTTATTGGAAACGGCATTGCCGACCTCGTAGGATCGGTCTACGACCCATGCGGGCGAGCCGGAATCGGCATTGGTGAGGACGAAATTGCCAGCGACTTCCCATGCCGAGTCGCCGGTGGAGTAGTCGTAGTCGTTGACCCGGAAGACGCGCAAGCAGTCGGCGGGGATGGCGTAGCGGTAGGACCACTTGTATTCTGGGCGCGGGAGGGTTTCGGTGACGGTCCCGCTTTTCATCGCCCACGTCCACGACCCGGCTAGGAGCAAGGCATCGCGCACCTGCGGGTAGAGCGACTTGGCAAGAAGCATCGCCTGCGAGGAGGGGCCGAACTGCTCGGCAGTCCCGACCCGCAGAATCGCTTGGCGGCAGAGTTCGTCCTCAGTGAGCGCGGTCGATGGGCGGTCCTTGGCGGTCGCGAGGATCAACGCCTTGACAATCGGGCGCTGCATATTGGCCGAAAAAACCTCGGCCATTTGAGAGAAAAGGTCTTTTGACCCGGTGAGCGGCATCGCGAGGTTCGTGGCCAGCTTTGCAGAAAGGATTTCGACAAAGACCGCCGGGAACTTTGCGGATTCGGTGACTTTTGCGATGTATTCGATCTGCGCGGGAGCCGCGAGATCGGTGTGGATGAACCCATCCACGATCTCCCACTTGGAAAAATTCTCATCCTCATCGATCCCGTTGAGGCGGATGAGTCGCAGGAAGTCGGAGGGAGCAGCAAACCGGCGGGCGTAGCCAAAAGCCGGGGCAGTGGAGTCAGCGGTTAGCGAGGCGAGTTTCCGGCAAAACTGCCAATCGAACTCCGTCTGGAGTTCCTCCAAAGTCTGCGAGTAGAAGAGCGTGCAATACTGCGCCTGTGCGGTCGCATCGGCGAGCGTGGTGATACGAGCATCACCAAGTCGAGCGAGGGCCAAGTTGCAGATTTGAACGTCCGTCATTGAGGCAGGTACAGAGAGTTAAAAAGTGGGTGGCAGACATTGTCCCGGTCTGCCAGCGGGGTGCTTGAATTAAGCTTCGTCGCAAGCGATCTCGACGACCTTCTTCTCTTCCATGCGGACAGCGGCAAGGCTGGCCACGGAGCGGATTTGAAGGGAGTGCGAGAGGTCCGTGCGGACGTCCATGTGAGTCTTGAGTCCACGCTCGGCCAAGATCACGCCCGACTTGACGTAGGCGTAGCAGGAACGAACGGTGGAGACTTTTGTGAGGAGTTGGCTGCGGCGGAATTTGAATCCCATGAAGGTATTCAAAGCCCCGTCCACCAAAGCGCGCACGCTGTTGTAGTCTGCCGATGTCGCCTCGACCGTGCGGAGCAGGTCTTGGAGTTGCTTGGCGGACACAACCATGATGCGCTCCTCTTCCTCGTCCACTTCGTTAGAATCAAAGAGGAACTTCGCGGCGCGGAGTTTGCCGATGGTGAGACCGCTGTTTACAGCAACGCCTGTTTCCACATAGTTGACAGCGACCTTCTGGCCTGCTGGCAATACGGTGGCCGTTGTGCCAGTCGTGCCGGTGAAGGCAGTGCCACCGAGAGCGCCGATGATGATCGAGTCGCAGGTACGAGCATATGCTTGGCCATGCGATTGGATGATAGGGCTAGTCGGAAGGACAACCTCACCGAGGAGTTGCTCATCCCATTCGTCAACGAGTTTCGCGCAGTCGTATTGCTGCGGGCGAATCCAACGCTTGGCCATCGTTTGGTCGCTGATACGGGTGTCGCCAGAGCGATCCGTGATCATGGTCATCGAGGTTGCGTCGATTTGATTGTAGGATTTTTCCTTACCTTCGATTGAATCGATGGTGACGTATTGTTTCAGCGCACTATTCTTCTGCTGAACGAGGTGTTTCCAGTTGCTGTCGAACTGGGTTGTGTAGTGATCGGGGATGTTCGTGAGAACGCCATTTAAGTTAGCCATTTTATTCCTTTGTTGAGTTGGGTTGGTATCAGTCGAAACTGATGGATTTGTTCTGCTCCCTTCGCTCTCCGAGTGTCCCGTGTGGGGTCAGCGGCGGCGGGTAATTAGGGAGCAGGCTCAACAAGGAGGTGTCTGCTCTGACGCATTTACGTTTCAGCCCGATTTAGTATCAGTCAAAACATATTTTCAAAAATGTTGCGGGGCCGGGAGTCGAACCCGGAACTCAAGGGTATGGGCCTTGCAAGATACCTTTTCTCCACCCCGCGAAAT